TCTATTCGGAACAACATACACATTGCCCACCGATGCAATGGAGGACTTGCTTACCCGTGTCGGTGTAGCGCAGCCTCGCACGGCAGCAGAACGCATCATGCAAACCACAGCGGCTGGCGCAAGTGGTGGCGCTGGTGGTGTTGCCCTGGGTAAGGCTGTCGAAGCCGCAGCAACTGGACCGGTAGCCCGTGGAGTAGGCCAATTGATGGCAACCACACCAGGACTTCAAACGCTCACTGGCGCAACTGGTGCAGCAGCTGGCGGTGTTGCTAAAGAAGCAGGCGCTGGTCCGCTTGGACAGATTGCTGCAACCATTGGCGGCGCCATTGTCCCATCCATACCCTCGATGGTTAAAACAGTAGCGGGGCAAGCGGCAAAACAAATTGCTCCAGCTGGTGCCGGCATCAGAGAACAAGTACAGCCAACCATTCAGGAGTCTTTGCAAAGCATCAAGGCTACTGTGGGTGAAAAGATTAGCCCAGGAAATCAGCTCATCATCAAGCAGCAGATTTCCAAAGCTCCTGATTCAATTGATACCGTGCAGTTTCGTCTGTCAGGTACTCAGGTGGTGCCAGACAATGAAGCAGCATCAGCTATCAAGCAAGGCTGGAAAGAAGGTGCGATTGCCAGCATCAAGGCCGCATCTGACAAGGACCGCAAGGCCATGCTCCAGATGATCAACAAGTTCAAGATGGGCGAAAAGAGTGAGGTTTATCGCACACTGAACAGGGCATCAGACATTCTTGGCGACACAGTTCAGGCCCGTGTTGACTTTCTTGCCAACGCAAATAAACAAGCCGGCAAAGCCATTGACCGGATTGCACAATCGAGGCTTCGTGGTCAAAACGTAAACTATGACTCTGCCATCAATTCATTCATTGATGACCTTGGCAAGATCGGCGTTAAAGTTGAAATGGATGAAAACGGAGTTGCAAAAGCTATTCTGCAAGGCTCTGATATCCAAGGCGACAAGCAAGCGCAAAGGGTATTGAATGCTGTTCTAGATCGTTTGAGCACGGTTAACGCACCAGATGCTTACGGGGTCCACACTGCCAAACGATTTATCGACACACAAGTCGATTACGGAAAACGCAGTCTTTCCAATCCGCTGACGGCTCAAGCAGAACGCACATTGAAAAATCTGCGCAGAAATTTGAATGAATCGCTTGGCGAAAAATTCCCGGTCTACAAAGCAGCCAATGGAAAATATGCTGATACCATCACTGCGCTAGACGACTTGCAAAAGGCAGCAGGCACTCAGATTGACTTCACTTCAGAGAACGCCAACAAGGCCTTAGGCACGGCCATGCGCAAGCTGACCAGCAACTATGGCACCAGAGCCAACCTGATTGATTCACTTGATCAGGCCAACCAGGTGGCGACCAAGTACGGAATGAAGGTAGACGATGACATTGTGAGTCAACTTATTTTTGTGAATGAGCTAGATCGAATGTTTGGTGCAGCTGCCGCGACTTCGCTAAAAGCCCAAGTTGCAGAAGGTGTTCTTGGCACTGGTGTTGACATTGCCCGCGGTAGAGTTGCCGAAAGAGCGTTCAACTTGCTGGCTGAAAAAGCGGAGGATCTTCGCGGTATCAACAGAGAAAACGCCATAAAATCTATGGAAGAGTTGCTGAAGCGTAAAGCCACGCAGCCTTAACAGGAGAACCCATAAATGTCCGCACTCTCAATTCAACCGCCATTCCCGGCATTTGCTGGCGCTGACGGCCTGCCGCTCGAGAATGGTTACATCTGGATTGGCACGGTCAACCTGTCCCCCCAGGTCAATCAGATTGCAGTCTACTGGGACTCGGCATTGACCATTGCAGCAGTGCAGCCAATCCGCACACTCAACGGCTACCCGGTTTATCAGGGTACGCCATCGCGTTTCTACACGGCCAGCGACTACAGCATCCAGGTGCTGGATTCAAAGGGTAGCGTTGTTTACACCTCGCTGAATGACAATTCTTTCAGCGGCGGCGCTGTAGTAAGCGATGCAACTGGAACCGGTACACAGACCATTTTTCCTGTGTCGTCTGTGCCATCGGCAATCTACATCAATGGCGTCTACCAGAACCAGAACACCTACACGTTTGCTGGCGGTAATGTGACATTCAGCCAGGCTCCACCCTACACCTCTATCATTGAATTTGTGTTCTAAGGAGAACCAGAATGTTAAAAACTGTCTCATCCATCACCAATGCCATTGGTGCATTGAACTACAAAGGCACATGGAATGCAAATGCAAATAGCCCTGCGCTGGCATCTAGCGTAGGCACAAAGGGCGATTACTACGTGGTCGGTACTGCTGGCGCTACTAATCTGAACGGCATCACAAATTGGGGCATTGGTGACTGGGCCGCATTCAATGGCAGCGTTTGGCAGCGTGTCGAAGGCGGCGCGGATCTGAATGGTGTAAATCTGACTGTCTCTGGCACCAGTACGTTGTCAGGCAACGCCATCATCAGCGTAACGGACAACACCAATGCGGCTCTTCGTATCACACAGCTTGGTACAGGCAATGCACTGTTGGTTGAAGATTCAACTAATCCTGATACTACTCCTTTTGTAATTAACAGCAACGGGGTTGTTACTGCGGGGTATACAACAACAGTTGGGTTTGGTTCTGCAAGTCAGCCACTAGTTAATGTAATCTCTGTTTCTAACGATAACGGCGGTGGGTTGTTATTGTCAAAATTTAGAAACTCCGCTGTTTCATCTAGCCTAGATTTTATTAAATCACGATCTTCAACAATTGGAACAAATACTATTGTTCAATCTGGTGATACTCTTGGAAACGTGCTTTTCTCAGGTGCTGATGGCGCGGGCTATATTAACTCCGCGTCAATTATTGCAGCAGTAGACGGCACCCCTGGCACAAACGACATGCCCGGACGTTTGGTGTTTAGCACTACAGCAGATGGCGCTTCTTCACCTACTGAACGTTTGCGGATTGATAGCACTGGGGATGTAACATTATCCACTGGCAACCTAATTCAAGGCACAGCAGCCAAAGGCATCAACTTCACGGCTAACACACCCGCAGCGGGGATGACTAGCGAGTTGCTCAATTGGTATGAGGAAGGGACTTGGACAATGGGTCTTTCTTTTGGTGGTGGCACAACTGGAATTACCTACACAGTAAATACAGGAAGATATATAAGAATTGGCAAATCAGTTACTGTAACGGGTTTTTTGCTGTTAAGTAGCAAAGGGAGTTCAACTGGCGCCGCAGTTCTTACTGGATTGCCGTTTACCATAGGGGCAGGCAACCCTAGCCAAAGTGTTGCAGCAATACGAATTGCAAATACAACCTTTATTGGTCAATATCAGGCTGTTAGTTCTATTGGAACAACCAATATTGATTTAGGCGTAGACAACGGTGCAACTGGCACACCGGGAAATTTAGTAGACACAAATTTTGCAAATAATTCACTTATTCAACTTTCTTATACTTATTTCGTGGATTAAAGGGAATAATATATGTCTCTTACAAAAGCATCTTATTCAATGATCAGTGGTGCGCCAGTCAATGTTCTTGATTATGGTGCTACTGGTAATGGCACAACCAATGACACTGCGGCTATTCAATTGGCGGTAACTGCTGCTTATGCTCAAGAACGCGCATTGTATTTCCCCGCTGGAACGTACTTGATGGCGTCCACCATCACAATGGGAAACAACGTAACAGATGCAGCAAAATTCTGTTATTTCTTTGGTGATGGTAAAAACTCAGTCATAAAAGTAACTGCCGCCAATGTAAATCCATTTTTGTGGCAAGGCCCGAACCCAGACGTAGATGGCGGCACTAATCGGATTGATGGCCGAATTCTCATTGAGAAGTTGCGATTCCTTGGCCCAACTAGCGCATCGTCAAACACTAACAGCATTGGCGTTAAATTTTATGGCGCACAAGGCATTATTTTGCGCGACTGCACGTTTAACGGTTGGGTCAATGGCGAAGGCTATCAAAACTGTGATATTGTTTCTCGCTACAACGTCTATTCGCAAAGCAACTACATCGGGGTATTTAGTTCCGCAACAGGTTACGCTATCACTGGCGCAGGTCAACTGAATAGTTTTAACAGCTATGGCGGCTTGGTTGCAAATTCTACAAACGTGGGTATTTGGTACGTTGGTGGATTGTCTCCATGTTTCTTTGGAACAAACTTTGTCGCAAATGCAATAAGTTTGCTATTCTCTCCAAATAATGCTGGCGGAGCTACAGTAACAACAAACCCACAAATTATCGGATGTTATTTTGAAATCGATACTGGCACAACCATTCAATTTGGTGGTGGCAATGGTATTGTTCGTGGTGGCGTTATACAAGGTTGTAATTTTATAGCAGGATCGGCCACTGCGTTAATTACCATTTCAAACTATTCAAATGGAACAAGTGGCATACAAAGAGGCATTGTTGCCAACAATACGTTTGACGTTGCATTCCCCGGATCGTCTTATATAACTCAAGCATCATCAGCAGAAAAAATAGACGTACAGAATTTAAACAATACCCCAATTGGTGACATAACTCCTAGCACTGGCGCATTCACAGTTGTGAATAGCGGGACGTTTGCAAAACCTTCCGTAGTGTCTGCTGGAACTGTTGATATTTTAAGTGTTGGTTCTTTTGGCTTGATCGCATCTTTGGATATAACAATTACGGCGCAAGGTGCTGGAACTGTAACGGCTGCAAAATTTCAGGTTATTATTATGGGTTCCGGTACTGTTACCGGTTCGGACATTAGTTCAATTACTGAAGTTTATAGCGCCGGTGGTTCTTCGTTTACGCTAACAGAAACGGCCAACTCTCCCGTAGCTGGAACAAATAAACTAACCATTACCAACACAAGCGGTGCAACAGCTTCGTACACAATTACATATAGCGTTAGTGCAAAAACTGGAACATTGACAGTTCTTTAATTAAAAAGGAAATTTCATGCTTGAAAAACAAACAGTTATTGATCGTATTGAAGTCTTGGCAAACCAAACGGTAGCCGTTCGATACCTCGTCACGATCACGGAAGATGGCCTTCCCTTTGCGGAGCAAGTCAAGGGCTGCTACATCCAGCCCGGTGATGACTACTCGGCAGAGGATGCCAAGGTTGTAGCTATCTGCGCTACGGTACACACTCCAGAAGCTGTTGCTGCTTACAAGGCTGCTAAATCGGCTGTGTAAGTTCAAGGCCTGACAATATTTTTAAAGGGAACAAAAATGGCTAGCAATTCACAAATCGCATTTGCACCGCTTGGTCAGACCATCGTGGTGGCATCGACCACTCCAGCACCGACTGGCATTCAAGCGCCTGTTTTTGATAGGTTGGACGCTCAAAACACAGGCCAGTATCGGTTCATAAATTCTGGGACTGTGACTGTTTTCTTAGGCACTGGAAACACCGCAGCAATTGCCACAGCCAACGCTGTCGCGCCTACAGCTGGATCACCAACCGCGGCGATTGTGCTGGTACCTGGTGCGGTTGAAGTTTTGCGATTCAATACGGGAACTTACTTCAGTGGCCTGTCGGCCAGCGCTGTGACGGTCTACATCACGCCAGGCCAAGGCATCTAAGCAACAATGGATTCCCAATCGCTGTTCAATGCTGGATTCGTCATTGCCAGCACCATCGCTGGCTGGTTTGCTCGAGAACTATGGAATGCAGTCAAAGAGCTGAAAATCGACTTGGGAAAACTTGGTAATGAGATTCCAAAAACCTATGTCACCCGCGACGACTACCGGCAAGACCTTAAAGAGATCCGCGATCTGCTTGCCAAAATCTTTGACAAGCTCGATGGGAAGGTCGACCGATGAACATTATCCAGCAGCTGAAGAACGAGGAAGGCGTGATTCCTCATGCCTACCAAGACTCGCTTGGCTTCTGGACTATCGGCGTGGGAAGGTTGATCGACCAGCGGAAGGGTGGCCTGCTCTACCCAGACGAGATTGAATACCTTCTGGCGAATGATGTAAAGCGCAAGACTGATGGTCTGAATGATGCACTGCCCTGGTTTCATCTTCTTGATGAGCGAAGGCAGGCGGTGCTGATTCAGATGGCCTTCCAGATGGGTCTAAAAGGCCTGCTGGCGTTCTCTACGACTCTAAGCCATGTCAGGGTGGGTCGTTACGATGAAGCCGCTGTAGCCATGCTTGAGTCGATCTGGGCCAAGCAGACACCAGAGCGGGCCAAGAGGCTATCCAAGCAAATGGAAACCGGAGAGTGGCAATGAGTTGGCTTGAGCAACTGGCACCGACAATCGCATCTGCAGTCGGTGGGCCGCTGGTTGGCCTTGCTTATGAAGCTGTCGCAAAGGCAATGGGCACCACTCCAGACGATGCGCAGAAAATGCTGGCAACTGGGAAACTCACGTCCGACCAGCTGGCCTCAATCCAGCAAGCCGAGATTGCGCTGAAGGCCCAGGCGCAGAGCATGAACCTGGACTTCGCCAGGCTGACAAACGACGACCGTAAATCGGCTCGAGATCTGCAGTCAACAACTCGCTCAATCATTCCTCCGGCTTTGGCCTTGCTGGTGACGATCGGATTCTTTGGGATCCTGGTTGGGATGATGACTGAGTCATTCAAGACCAGCGAAGCGCTGATGCTGATGCTTGGCTCGCTCGGAACTGCTTGGACCGGGATCATCGCGTTCTATTTTGGTTCGAGTGCCGGCAGCCAGGCCAAGGATTCACTCATCCATAAATCCACGCCGATCTAGTCGTGGATGCGTCTGGGGTCAACGATGGCGCGAAGGCGGCAATCGGGACTCTCAAAGAATCCATTGCTGTCGGTAAGGAGGGCGGCAAGCTCGTCGAGGGAGTGCAGGCAGACTCTCATGCCGTCATCCTTCAACAGCGGCGCATTCGAGAACATGATCGGCGCAGGCAGGAGCAGCTAGGCAGCCAGCAGGAGCAGCGCGCCTACCATCACTTCATTGCCAAGCACCAGGAGATCAAGACCACCGAGGATCTGAAGCGCCACATCCTCAAAGAACATGGCGTCACTGGCTGGTCCGAGTTCCTCAAAGCCAAGGCAGACATCGAGGCCCAAGATAAACTAGAAGCCTCACAGGTCAGCGAGGATGAGAAAGCAATGAATGATGCAACCTGGTGGTGCTTCGCGGCAGGTGCGCTGATTGCGTTCTTGATCACCAATGGCTAGGCGTTACGGCAAGCTGGCCGCCATCCTGATTCTTGTCTATTCCTTGCTTTCAATCTACTTGAAGCATGGCCACAAAATCAAGACACCGCATTAAACTTTGGTGTAGGTCAGCAAGTGTTCGTTCAAGCGTAAAATTCTGGTCCGGTTGTAGATGACGATGCTGGTCGCATAATCCACCGCGGTCTCGGCCTCGAGTAACGACAGGTGCGCCATGGCCAGCTCGTTGGCGATCACTTCCATCGGGGTTTTTTGGCGCCAGAAGCTCTGAATATATTTGATCATTGTGCTGGATCCTCAAGAAGTTGCAGGGCTTGCTCTAGCGTAATCCCAAGCCCGTAATTCAGCAGCATGGCCGCAGCAGTCAGCCTGGTGATCCCGCCGACTTCGATCTGTCGCTTATAGGCCCGTACTTCAGCCGCTAGGCGAAACGATTTGCTCAAGACATACCGTAGCCACCATAGCGGTGCAATCCAGGCCTGTTCGCGATAGTGGACCAATTCATGCTCAATCAGTCCGGCGTTGTCTGCCTGGTCAGGAAGCACAAGAATCACCGGCCAGATGGAGATGGCCTGGAAGGGCTTTTTGATAAGTGTGGTTTTGATGATCATCTTGAAGCTCTCGTCCGTTTGAAGTCAGCCATTGTAAAAACGCTGTTTGATGCAGTCAGCGAGAACACGGAAGTGCAGAACGGTCTAGGCCTGTCGCGCTTGATGTGCCGGTTTCCCAATGGATCGTTTGCAGCCTGGGCCGCGATGGCTTCAGCTTCTGTCATGAACGATCCGATATGTTCAGTGCCAACCCGCGCCAGCCATCGCTTGGCCCGCTTGTTGTAGATGATGCCGATCATCATTTCATCCTTGCATTATCAGCAAGATCTTCTTCCAGACGCTGGTGGAATGTATCTTCCCCATCATCGCAAGAAACCAGCCAATCTATGCGCTGTGCATAAATCTGTGCGATTCTCAACAAATACAGACCTTGACTAAATGCACGGATGGTTTCTTTTGAGTATCCACGACCCCCTGTATCGCCCCACTCATTCAGTTCTTGACTATTATTGCTGATGATCAACTGCTCAACCATGTCAGCGATTTGACCAATTTTGTACTGGTCGTAATTGAAGTGTCCACCGCTCATGTGTTCCTGCTCCTTAATTTGGCTTCAAGGGCATCAACTATTTTTCTTCCGCTTTTTGATACTGGGCCAGCGCCGCCATTTAATCCAAAGTAATACCGCAACACATCATCTGCTAGTATTTCTTTATCCGTCAGCCCGACCCATGCTGGCGCATTGCCTGGAAGCACGTTCACCGGCCGTGGATAGGCAAGCGCAGCCAAGGCCTTGAGCAGTCGTTGAAATTTGTCAGTCTCCATCTAAGTCTCCGATCAATCTAGGATCCAGCGGTAGTGGGCCAAGCTGCAATTCTCCGGCCAGGCCTCTGGCGTCGTAAGCCTGGCGCTGTGCAAAGTAGGTCATCAACTCTGGCCACTTTCCAATACCGCGCAATTCTGCATCCCGGCACTCTCGCAATTTGTACGTCCAGTGGTTCAGCCCGTCTTGGTAAAAAGCCTGGTCTGCTTTCGAGACTGGCTGACTTGAGAACAGATCAATCTGACTCATGGCGCAGTCACCGTGTAACCCATTGCCTCGAGTGATCGGATCATCCGCAGGATCGCAGGATCTCCACCATCGAAGCGGTACATCTGCTGGCCGTCCTGTTGAAAGACTGAAACCCGGCCGATCTCCCGGTCATGCTTCAGCACCGCAGAGACCATTGCGCTGGTGATGCCGGCAACATCCGCAAGAACTGCAGCAGTGGCTGGTCCGTTCTTTTCCAGGTAGGCCCGAACCTTGGCGACTGGACCAACCTTCGCCAGGCGATCAGTGGAATACCGATAGCTGATGTGCGCCTTCATCAATGCCGGCTTGCCGACCAGCTGGCTGGCCATGTTTGCAAAAATGCTCATAGAAACATCCAAACAAAGAAACAGCTTGCTGAAATATACAAAAGCACAATTCCGGCATAAGTGACCAGCAATTCAAGTTTTATGCTGTGATTATGGTGGTCTGCGCAAAGCCGGCCTTGGTCGCAGTCACCTTGACAAGGTGGGCAATCTTTGAATTTTTGTTTCATGTCTGCCTCATCGAAACCAGATGAAAAACCCGTGGAGAATCCCAATTGGGAAGAACAGCGCACCGGCCACCAGGAAGCCCCACATCCCCTCGCCAAAGCAAGTAAAGATGTGGGTCAGCCAGGCACAGAAGCAAGCGATAGAAATTACTGCTCCCATGTCATCCCCTTAAAAAGACGTGTCGTCCTGGTCATCCCGTTGGCGCGGTTCGTTCAGGTAAGCCCAACCATCCCACCCACCCTCTTTCAGCGGGATCACGTCGATCTTCAGCATCGGGCCGTTCTTGGTGCTGATGATAGATCCGACCCGCTGGTAACGGTTCTTCTGCTCACCCTTCGCATTTGTGTAAGTTCCGGTGACGACGGTCACTTCTTGCATTAACTTGGCCATGTTATTCCCCAATGATTTGATTTAATTTATCGACCTTGACCGTGAGTTCGGCCAGGAACTTCTTAATTTCAGCCTCCATCGTGATGATGAACGGCTGATCCCGTGGGATTCGTTTCACAAACATTTGCGCCTTGGCTGGCATGCGTGGATCAAAGACCACGTAATCGCACCAGTCCCGGCCAGCACAAGCCATCTGCATCTGCATCTGGGCGAAATACTTAGCCGGCACTGTTTCAGACAGCAAGGCGTCGATCATTGTGGCGGTGTTCGGGCACTTAATCTCGATGCAGCCATCCTCGCCGATCAATCCATCAGGACTGGCGCCAGCCATCTCGATTGATGGGTGATTCACAAACCCCACCTCCTGGACCGTCAGGCCCGTAGCGGCCTCGTATGCCCCCCTGGCGAATGGTTCCTGATCGGTCCCCCACTGCATAGCCGCATTGGTGAACGATTCTTGGCGAGTGCCGGTGATTTGTTCCACTACCAACTGGGCCATGTAATTTTCCCGGCCGGCGGCGTAACCGGTCTTGGTCTTTGCCATCACGTCGGAGACCTTGGACGCGGTGACCTTTCCCAGTCGGACCGCGAACCATTCATCTGTGCGTTGTTCAATTTCTTCAGACATATGATTCTCCTGTTATCTTTTCAATTAACTTCATTGCGTTTTGGATTTCAGGAGGCTGATTTTTGAATGGCATAACCCTGTGAAAATTATCATTTTGTTTATTTGAGTACCAGCCAATAAATGTTTGTAAAAGTTCCAACATTTCAGGAGCATAAGAAATCAACATTGCATTAGCCCGCTGCTCTGCATCGGGAACTGTTTTTCTATTTGGTATATTGGCAATTGTTGTGCCGTGAACTCCGGTTTTTCTTGTGGTAATGCTGTATGGATTAGTTGTCCAAGGAAATTGGTAGCGTGTGTTGTCTTGAAAGTGCCAGCGTTCAGGGGTGTAACTCATGCTTTTTTCTCCTGTTTGGCACGCTCAACAC